CAAACAAAGTATTAGGATGTACATAACGAACATGAAATCCATTATTTTCTAATTTTGATACCAAATAACCAGTACAATCACCTTTATCATAAATAGGTTCTCCAAATATATATTCTGGAACTGTAAACCAAATGTGTTTTTCTGTTGGTTTCGTTTTTGAAGTAGTTGTAATACGTTTATGAATTCGATTCAGTATTTTATTGAATATAGAGAGTTGTTTCAAATCACGCTGTTGCTGTTTTTCGTAAAGATCATCTATATTGATATTTCTTGTAGATTCTTCATCATTATTAAATAAGATGGAAGCCATTATATTATGATTTAATATATTTTTTTGTAAAAAAATACAAAAAAATATATATATACTAGACTTATACAAATTTGAAATGGAATATGAAATAGACACTAGCGCTAAATTAGAAGTAGAAAATGATATAAAGTCTGAAAAAAAGAAAATAAGACATATAGTATGTGCAGGTGGTGGAGTAACCGGGTTTTCGTATTACGGTATTATACGTGAGTGTCATAAGAAAGGATTATGGCAATTAGAAGATATTGAATCAATGTATGGAACATCTGTAGGTTCTATTTTTATAATTTTATTAGCACTCAATTATGATTGGGAAACAATGGATGATTTTCTTATCAAACGTCCATGGAATAATGTGTTTAATTTCAATATATATTCAATATTTGAATCATTCAATAAAAAAGGCATTTTTGATATTAAAACAATTCGTGAAACGTTTTTACCAGCATTCAATGGTAAAGATATTTCAATAGAAATTACAATGAAAGAATTATATGAATTGACAAAGATTGATATTCATATTTATACTACTGAAATGAATAAATTCATAATAGAAGATATATCTTATAAAACTCACCCCGATTGGAAAGTAATAGATGCAGTATATTGTTCATGTGCTCTTCCTGTAATATTTGCACCATTTTTAATTGAAAACAATTGTTATTGCGATGGTGGGTTTTTAATGAATTACCCTTTAATTAGATGTATTGAAAATGGCGCAAATCCGGATGAAATTATTGCGCTGAATCGTAGATCAAAAAAGAAAGAAAAACCTAAAATAGATTCAGAATCAACATTATTAGATTATATTATTATGTTATTAAATAAACTTATCAAAAATATTTCAAAATATGATAAAATAGAAATAAAATATGAATTTACAGTTCTACGTCCATCTGTATCATTATATGATATTTATAATGCGACTACGTGCATTGAAGAAAGAATAAATTTAATTAAATTAGGTTCAGAAATGGTATCTAGTTTAACATAGTATTTACAAATTGTTCAAGAGAAGAATTTGTTATTTTCGAATCAAATTCGATTGTTTGATTATCTTTCAACATTTTTATTGTAGGATAAGAATCGATCTTATATGTATTGATAGCACGGGCTATATCACTAGTTTCATTTGTGCAGTCCATGTCAACACATTTAACTACATAACCATTGAGTTCTTTGCCTTCATAATTTTGTTTGAAATTATTCCATTCAGGAAGTGCTTTTTTACAATGAGGACACCAATCTACATGAAAAAATAATAAATCAACTTCTTTAGTTGCACGATTAGCATTCGCTACATCTGAGAACTTGTTAGCGACTTTATTAGCATAAAATGTATTATAAGCATATACCCCAGCATAAATAAAAATAATTAAAACAACAAGAGTTATAATATAATAATAGTATGGTCGAATAAATTTTCTTGCTACTTCGATAAAATTTGCCATCGTATATATAATTTCTATAAATTAGTTTAACAAATTTATCGCTAAATTTTAGGAAACAATAATTTATGATGATTATATAATATATTCTAAATTTCTAAATTTCTAAATGTTGAATAAAACTATAAAAAAGGAAAGAAAAAACAAAACTATAAAAAGAATATATTCAGAAAATGATTATAATAGTAACGATGGCATGTTGACAACCGTTTGGGGACCGAGTATGTGGCACTATTTACATACAATGAGTTTCAATTATCCTGTAAAACCATCATGTAAAGAGAGGCAACACTATTATGATTTTGTAATGAGTTTGAGATATGTATTGCCGTGTGGTAAGTGCAGAAAAAATTTATTTAAAAATTTTAGAAAGTTGCCACTGAAAATGAAACATATGGAATCTCGAGATACATTTTCTAGATATATTTATGATTTACACGAGTTAATAAACAAAATGTTGAATAAAATTTCAGGATTGACTTATGAGATGGTAAGAGAGAGATATGAACATTTTCGTTCAAGATGTGTAAAATCATATAAAGATATCAAAAGAAAAACTATGAAAATAAAAAAGCATATTGAAAACGGTTGTACAGAATCATTGTATGGTGAAAAATCAAAATGTATTTTGAAGATTGTGCCACAAGAAACTAAATGTGATACGCTAGAAATAGATGATAAATGTATAAAGAAACCATTATCGGATATTTTGGAAAACAAGACACATATTTAGTAAAATCGTATCTTCTTACTAAGGAATTATATACTCAAGATATATATATAATTTTTATAAATAATGAGTCAAATATCATTAAAATCAAATAAAGTAGATTTTGATTTATCAAATAATAAAGTAATAGAAATAGATAATAACCAAAGTGTAGATAGTATGTTTGATTTTAATAAAAAATCCAAATATATACCATTCTGGTCAGAGGACCCCAATGTTTTATTTCAACAAAAATATATTTTTGAATTTTTTCCAGTAGAGAATATGACATATGAACAAAAATTAAATGCAGTTACTCGTTCAGTAATTATTTTAACCATTCTTGGTTTTATATTTTCAAAAAATTTACGCGTTTTGTTAATCGGTCTAGTAACTATCGGTGGAATATATCTTATGCATTACTATCATAAAAAAGAAAAATCAAAGACAGAATCAAAAAAGTCATTAGATAATCTAAAAGAAAATATGAAAGAAGGGTTTGATAGTCCAGCAATAGAATATTTAAAACAAAATAATATTCCAATTGACCCAAATATTTTTGATAAACCTACGTCACAAAATCCATTTGATAATGTATTATTACCAGATTATGATTATAATCCAAATAAAAAGCCTGCACCACCATCATTCAATAAAAATATTAATGAGCAAATCTTATCAAGTGCCAAACAATTTGTTCAAGAAGCAAATCCTGACCAGCCAGATATTGCAGATAAATTATTTAATAGTTTAGGTGATAATTTAGTATTTGAACAATCTTTAAGACAATTCAATAGTAATCCTAGTACAACAATTCCAAACGATGCAAATGCATTTGCACAATTTTGTTATGGTAGTGCTATCAGTTCAAAAGAAGGAAATCCATTTTCATTAGCACGTAATTTAACTCATTATACATTATATTAAACTTCAAAGGTATAAATATAAATAATTGGTTTATAAAAATCAAATATTTATAATTATTTAGAAATTTCCTTCTCGTATTATAATATAAACCAAGTTTTATAAAATGGCAACAATTAGTTCATATATGTTTAATAATACTGATAGAATCGGAGATGATGTAACAGATCAATCACAAAAAACACTTTATAATACTCGATTTGCAAACTATACTTTATCCAATTTTTTTAGTGAATCAACATCAGATAGTCATGTTTCATTTGCTACATCACAACCAACTGTGAATTATAGTGGAATTGCACGTGGATTAGGTTTAGGTGGTTCAGTAATTGATGCAGATTCTTCATTATTAATTAAGTCTGATCAAGAACGCCCTCTAGAAAAACTACAATTGGTGGAACGTCCTTTTCTGACAGTACCATATTTAGGACGTGGAAGTAATGATCCAGTTTTAGAATCACAATTACAACAAGGAGAAATAGTAAGTGATAAAAAGAGCGTTTCTACTATCATGGATAAATCATTTGCAAATTATTCACTTTATCCTATTGATTCAAAAATGGAGGAAAAAGTACAAAATCCAAAATATACTGTAGAAGAGGCTGCATTAAACGGGTGGGTTCGTGGTGGAATGGCTACACGTGATATGTCAGCAGATCCAAATATGGTAAAAAATAACCGTCCTAATGCTAGTTATTAGATAAATAAAAAATATATTGAAATTATTTTTTATTTATTTTTATAGAACATAACATGGTAATTTATCGATATCCATCAATGAACAACTTGAATTATCGATTTCTTTTATCAAAAATTGGTTGAAATATCGGTGTTCTAGTTGCGATTCAGGTGTATGTTTATGAACTGTTCTCGCAATCATTTTATATAATTTGAAATTTGGATACCGTTCATCACCATTTCTTTTATACAAAACATTCTTATCATTATCATCCAAACACCATCTATAAATTGTTTTTTGAAATTCATCAAAATTTTCTATATCTTCGCTATTATCTGTATCAATAATAAAATCATAAATGGAACAACCGAGACGACATAGATCAAAACTATAATTTGGTTCTAACCTTGGTTTTGAATTATTCAAATAAGGTTCACAGTTATATTGAGTAGCGGCATCCCCGCCATTTGCAAAACTATCGGAACAAAATATCTTACCATTGAAACGATAAATACTACGACCAAAATCGATTAATTTGAATATCTTGCCATATGTAGGTACCTTATAATATTTGTTATTATATTTATAAAATAAATATTCAATATCCGTATTTATGTACATTATATTATTTGTATGAAGATCATTATGTGTAAAATGAAATGTTTTTTGGTAAGTGATCAAAATCATTATAATTTGAAAAAGTGCACTTGCAGCACTATTTATGTCTAATTGTTCTTTAACAAATAATTCATCAATTGTTCCATGACATTTTTCAAGGCAAATTAATTGAACTGGAAAGTTACGAATAAATGTGTATTTTTGATTTTCTTCATCATCAAAATAATTTTCTTCAGTTTCTGCATCTGATTCTGTTTCCCAATTACTAGAATCTTTATCGCTATCAGATTCATTAGAATTTTCAGAGTCAGAATTAGCATCATCATTCACTTCATCTTCATCGGATTCAGTGGAATTTTCAGAGTCAGATGATTCAGAATTAGCATCATCATTCACTTCATCTTCATCGCTAGATTTGGATTCAATATTTGACTCTAATTTTTCGTATATTAATTCTTCCATTTTATCTAATATTATCTCTTCTTGAATAGAATCTGAATCTAAAACTTCAAGCGAAATAGCACTTATATTGTGATTATTAGAATCTGATATTTGAATTTTATGTTTGTTTGCTCTAGACCCAAAGTTATTGAATTCATTTTCTGTTGTTTCAGTCAAACTAAATAATTTATTTTTGTTTTCATTAAAATATGTAGATGAATTCAAATATTCTAAATCATCAGTAATATTCATTTTATATTTTTCTTGAATTCCTAAGAAACTACCATAAAAATTGATACCATGAATAAAACCTTCGTGGCTTAATAATTTGCTTGACAAGAAACTAAAGAAATTATCAGTGTATGCGGCGTTGTTGGTGTCTAATAATTTAGAATGTGATTTTAATTCGTTCTCCGAATAAATACTTTGTGGTTTTGGTAAAATACGTATAGTTTTATCATCTGATTTATATTTCCCCATCATATAACGGATTGGGTCTAGTAATGGTGAGAATTTTATAAAAACAGATTGAAACTTTTCTTCACTTCTAGTAACGTCAAAAATCTTTTCTAAATTGATAATATGTTTTTCATTATTAAGAGTAATATTATTATAATCGTTCTCATTCAATTTAAAAAACAAATCATAAATAGGATTATAATTTTGTAATTCTGAAATTAAAAATGGATTATACTCATGTTCAATGTCTTCAATTGTTGGTATAAAATTTCTTTCTAAATATTCCATATCAATAAGATTTATTTTACATTGATCTATTGAGAACTTATCCGACATTCTTAAACAAATTTTGAAAAGAAGTATAAGTGGTTTGTATATATTTCAAAAGTGTTTCTAAACTAATTTTTGTACGTTTAGTAAATAATAAAAATCTATTCGTATATAATATTATCTAAATAGAAGCAATGACTCTTGAATTAAAAAAATTCAATATGCGTGAAATTACTTTTAAACCAGATGAAAACAAAGGTCCCGTAGTAGTTTTAATAGGAAGACGTGATACTGGCAAATCATTTTTAGTAAGAGACTTACTATATTATCACCAAGACGTACCTATTGGAACAGTAATATCCGGAACAGAAGCAGGTAATGGGTTTTATTCAGCACATGTTCCAAAGGTATTTATTCATGAAGAATATAATACAGTTTTGATTGAAAATGTATTAAGAAGACAGAAAATGATTCTCAAACAGGTTAATAAAGAAATAGAAACATATCGCAAAACAACGATTGACCCTCGTGCATTTGTTATTTTAGATGATTGTTTATATGACCAATCATGGAC